AAAATGATGTACAGCGTCGTAATCGTATTGCTCAACTGTTGTCTGACTGGGGTCTGGTTTCTATTGTAGAGGCAGAACGTATTGAAGACATTGCTCCTCTGAATCAGATTAAAGTTCTCTCGTTCAAAGATAAAGACGAGTGGATTCTTGAGTCCAAGTATAATATCGGACGTAAAAAGACCGAAGTGTAGACAACCAATCTTTAAAAGTGTGGTAAATACTACCACACTTTTTTTATGTGCTCTTATAATTAGTAGTGTAAGAGGTTGTGGGGCATGGCAGTGCCCCCCTTTTACGCCAAAGGATGCCTTCGGGGTCCACACAAAAACACTCGCTAACTATAGGAGTTACTCATGAACAAGTACGCCTGGGATGTATATTCCCCTCACTTTGTTGGGCTCGATGATATTTTTCATCGCCTAGATAGTATGTCCTCCCACAATACTAACTACCCGCCCTACAATTTAATCAAGCATGACAACAGTAAGTTTACTATTGAAATTGCTCTGGCAGGATTTAAACCAGAGGAGATTGAAGTCTCTACAGAATCAAACATTCTCAAAGTTGCCACGAAAAATGCAAAGAGAGATCCTGATGTCCAGTATCTCCACCGTGGAGTATCGAAACGATCCTTTAGTAATACGTGGCAGCTCTCGGACGATCTTGAGGTCAAAAGTGTTTCGTTCGTAGACGGGTTGTTAGTAGTTGAGTTAAACAAATATATACCAGAACACCAGCGAAAGATTGTTTATGATATCTCTGGTGGAAAAGAGTTGTTACTAGAATAAATAAGACCTATGAATTTAACACCCGCTCCAGCAGCACCAGTGCCGACACCCGAGAATCCACCAAATTCTCCGCCTGAATCGCCAGGTACGCCAGGACCTCCACCTACATAAATAATTTCATATCGTCGCCGCACGGGGGCAACTGGCAAAACCCAGTTGACGCCCCCATTTTTTTGTGGTAAAATTAAGTCGTTCAATATTTTTCTATTATGGCAAACGCTATTGTTGTATTGGCAGGCACTGGTGAGCGTGTCATCTGTGACCTTCAGGAAGTACGTGAGGGTGACAAGGAAGATGGCAAGCCCATTTGTCTCATCATGATCCGTCCCTACACCCTGCAACTAGAACCCGCTGATCCTTCCTCCCCAGGTAGTCAAGAAGTACAGGTTCGTTTCAATAAGTGGCTCCCATACTCTATTGACACCCAGTTCAAGATCCCATTCTCTGCTCTGACATGTGTCGGTGCTGTTGATGCTGGTCTCGAAGATGCATATACACAGACCGTTGCCCAAGCAGTTGCTGCCGAACAAGCACAAGTAGAAGCATCTGCCGCTGCAGCAGCAGAGACTGGTTTCGTTCCTTCCGAGGAGGTTCCCGATGCTGAAACTGCTTCGGTTTGAGAATCGCTGGTTGATCAGCGAAGTTGAAGAGATCCCTGGCGTTGAGTTCGGGGATCCAGATTGTGTGCTAAAATACCCTTGTGAGGTGACGGAGGACGGTCTTACCGTCTTCCCACCCTTTTCCGATGACCGTGAGTTGGCGGTCAGGTCTTCAGACATCACTCTGATTGCTGAACCTGATGGCAAAACCGCATCGCTTTACTACGAAATGAAATCTGAATGAAGTTCTACACCAGTGTTGAACAAACGGGCAACACTATCCTAGTCCGTGGTTACGATCACGGTCAACGTTTTGAAGATCGAGTCAAGTTCAATCCTACACTGTTCCTTCCTTCCCAGAAGAAGGAGAGTTGGAAAACTCTAGACGGTAGGAACGTCCGCCCCGTTAAGCAGGGCACTATCAATGACGCAAAGCAGTTCATTGAGACGCACAAAGAACTGCCTGATTATGAAATCTGTGGTCAGACTCGCTTTCTGAACCAGTATATCTTCGATACGTATCCAGATGAAGATATGAAGTGGGACATGAACCAGCTTCGTATCTTCACCCTTGACATTGAGACGGGTGCCGAGAACGGTTTCCCTGACATTGAGTCTGCTGACCAGGAAATTCTTTTGATCAGCATCAAAGATTCCACAACGGGCAAGATCACAGTGTATGGTTCGCGTCCCTTCATGAACACCGAGAAGGACGTGCAATACCTACAGTTCCAGACCGAGGAAGGTCTGCTGAAAGCATTCATTCACGACTGGCACGCTGACTGCCCTGACGTGATCACTGGATGGAACGTACAACTGTTCGATATGCCGTATATCGTTCGTCGTATAGAGCGTATCCTTGGTGAGAAAGAAGCAAAGCTTCTCTCGCCATGGAAGAACATCTATCCACGTAGGATCTTTATCAAGGGTCGTGAGCAACTCGCTTATGACATCACTGGTGTAGCAACACTAGACTATCTTGAGTTGTATCGTAAGTTCACTTACACCAACCAAGAGTCTTATCGTCTAGATCATATTGCATTCGTAGAACTAGGTCAGAAGAAACTAGACCATAGTGAGTACGATACCTTCCGAGAGTTCTATACAAATGACTGGCAGAAGTTCGTAGAGTACAACATCATTGACGTTCGCCTGGTTGACAGGTTGGATGATAAGATGAAACTTCTAGAACTTGCTATCACCATGGCATACGATGCCAAAGTGAACTTTGAGGATGTGTACTCACAGGTTCGTATGTGGGATAACATCATCTACGTGTATCTTGCACGTCAGAACATTGCTATCCCACCCAAGCGACAGTCGCACAAAGATAATAAGTATGCTGGTGCATACGTGAAGGAACCAGTGCCAGGCATCTATGACTGGGTGGTCAGCTTTGACCTTAACTCACTGTATCCTCACCTGATTATGCAGTACAACCTGTCTCCAGAGACCCTCCTACCCCGTCGTCACCCCAACGCAAACGTCGAGAGACTACTTGCCCAAGAGGTCGATACAAGAGCCTTGGAGGGCGTCACACTGTGTGCTAACGGCACCATGTATGACACTAGAGAGCAGGGTTTCCTGCCCAAACTGATGGAGAAGATCTACCAAGAACGAACCATCTATAAGAAGAAGATGCTTGCTGCCAAGCAGCAGTATGAGAAGACTCCTACCGTTGAGTTGCAGAAGGAAATCTCCCGTTGCAACAACATTCAGATGGCAAGGAAGATCCAACTCAACTCCGCCTATGGTGCTATCGGTAACGAACACTTCCGATACTACCGTCTGGAGATTGCAGAAGCGATTACAACGTCAGGTCAGTTGTCTATCCGTTGGATCAGTGACAAGACCAATGCATATTTAAACAAGATTCTGAAGACTGATGATGTTGATTACGTTATTGCTTGCGACACCGATTCTATGTACCTTAACTTGGGTCCTCTGGTGCAAGAGGTATTCAAGGGACGAGAGACAAATGATGAAGTCATTGTTGGGTTCCTTGACAAGGTGTGTAACGTGGAATTTGAGAAGTTTATTGAAGGTTCTTACCAAGAGCTCGCCACTTATGTTCGGGCATACGCGCAGAAGATGAAGATGAAGCGGGAGAACATCGCTTCCAAGGGCATCTGGACTGCCAAGAAACGCTACATCCTCAATGTCTGGGACAGCGAGGGTGTGCGATACTCTGAACCCAAGATGAAAATCTGTGGTATGGAGACGGCACGTTCATCTACTCCTGCGTTCTTCCGAGACAAACTTCTCAAAGCATATACCATTATTATTAATGGCACCAATGATGATGTTATTGACTTCATTGACCAGGTAAGAGATGAGACAAAGAAGCAAGACTATCAAGACATTGCTTTCCCCAGGGGTGTGAACAATCTCCAGAAGTATAGTTCTCGTGCCAACATCTATGAGAAGGGAACACCTATTCACGTTCGTGGTGCTTTGTTGTATAATTGGTATTTGAAGAAGCACAAGGTAGAGCACAAACATGCTCGCATCCAAGAGGGAGAGAAGATCAAGTTCTTATATCTCAAGGAACCTAATCCCATCATGGAGAATACCATCTCTTTCATTGGGCGTTTGCCTGAAGAGTTCAAACTCGATAAGTACATCGATCATAAATTGCAGTTCGAGAAATCGTTCTACGAACCTCTCAAGAACGTGCTAAACTGTATCGGTTGGGACTCCGAAAAAACTATTTCACTACTATCATTTCTTTAATTATGGATTTCTTATCTTCTATCCTGAAGGACACCAAGAATGAGTTTGCTTCTCGTGCATCTGACGGCATCGCTGCTGGTGATGTTGAAACTTTTGTTGATACTGGTAGTTATATCTTTAATGCCCTTGTTAGTGGTTCGATTTTTGGAGGCATTCCTTCCAACAAGATCACTGCCTTGGCAGGAGAATCAGGCACGGGAAAGACTTTCTTTTGCCTCTCTGTCGTTCGCTCTTTCCTTGATAGCAACCCTGACGCTGGCGTCATTTATTTTGAAACCGAGTCTGCCATTAGTAGGCAGATGATCGAGAGTCGTGGCATCGATTCAAAGCGTCTGATTATCATGCCTGTCAATACTATTGAAGAGTTCAGGACTCAATCGGTTCGGATCGTAGACAAATATATGGAAACGCCCAAATCCGAGCGCGTTCCCATGATGTTTGTGTTAGACTCTCTTGGTATGCTAGCCACCAACAAAGAGGTTGAGGATGCGTCGAACGACAAGAACGTTCGCGACATGACCAAGGCACAACTTATCAAGTCTTGTTTCAGAATCCTCACACTCAAACTTGGAATGGCTAATATACCTATGTTGGTTACCAATCACACCTATGATGTCGTCGGCGCTTACGTTCCTACAAAGGAAATGGGAGGAGGAAGTGGTCTCAAATATTCCGCCTCTACAATCGTTTATCTCGGAAAGAAAAAGGAAAAAGATGGAACGGTACTCGTTGGAAACATTATCAAATGCGAGGCTAAAAAGTCTCGTCTGACCCGAGAGGGTTCCAAGATTGAAACAAGACTGTTCTTTGATGAACGTGGTCTGGAACAACACTATGGATTGCTTGAGCTCGGTGAGGCAGCAGGTCTGTGGAAGAATGTTGCTGGTCGATATGAAATCGACGGCAAGAAAGTCTATGCCAAACAGATCCTGAAAGATCCCGAGCAGTATTTCACACCCGAAGTTCTTGCCGAACTAGATAAACAGGCACAGAAGACATTCTTGTACGGAGCAGATGATGACGGAGAAGCTTGAACTCTCAATTTTGAGGAACCTGCTTTGCAATGAGGAGTATTTCCGTAAGGTAGTTCCCTTTGTGAAGGGAGAATACTTTCAAGAACAATCAGAGCGAGTTCTCTTTGAAGAGATTCAAGATTTTTCTAACAAGTATGATAAGTATCCGACTAAAGAAGTCCTAATTATCAACCTCAATCAACGTAATGACCTTACTGAAGAAACTTTTACGCAATGTGTTTCGCAACTCAATTCACTTTCTCAAGAATATATTGAGACGAAGTGGTTGGTTGACGCGACGGAGAAGTGGTGTCAGGAGAGGGCAGTCTACAACGCCCTCCTTGAGTCTATCAAAATCGCAGAGGGAAGCGGTGAACAGAAAGTATCAAAGGATGCGATCCCGAGTATCCTACAGCAGGCTCTCGCAGTATCGTTTGATGAACACATCGGACACGACTACGTTGAGAATGTAAAAGAACGATACGACTATTATCATCTGGAAGAACATAAGATTCCATTTGACATTGAGAAGTTGAATACCATCACTAAAGGTGGTCTTCCTAACAAGACACTGAACATTGCACTCGCAGGCACAGGCGTAGGTAAGTCTTTGTTCATGTGTCACATGGCAGCATCCTGTTTATCCATTGGGTATAACGTTCTGTACATCACTCTGGAGATGGCAGAAGAAAAGATTGCTGAACGTATTGACGCTAACCTATTGAACGTTAACATCAAAGATATTGGGGAGATGCCTCAAGCAATCTTTGAGAATCGAGTCAATGAGATTGGAAGAAAGTCGCAGGGTAAACTCATCATCAAAGAGTACCCCACTGCGTCAGCACATTCTGGTCACTTTAAAGCATTGTTGAGCGATCTTTCCCTCAAGAAAGACTTCCGTCCCAACATCATCTTCATTGACTATCTGAATATCTGTGCCTCATCTCGCTACAAGGGTCACATCGTCAATTCATATACCTATGTCAAAGCGATTGCAGAAGAGTTACGAGGTCTTGCTGTCGAGCACGACCTTCCTATTGTATCTGCTACTCAAACCACTCGTAGTGGTTTCGGCAATAGTGATGTCGATCTCACTGATACTAGTGAGTCTTTTGGTCTACCCGCTACTGCTGACCTTATGCTTGCTCTTATTTCTACTGAAGAGCTTGAGCAGTCAGGTCGCATCATGGTTAAGCAACTTAAGAATCGATACAATGACCTCACGTATTTCCGTCGTTTCACGGTGGGGATTGACAGGGCGAAGATGAAGTTGTATAATGTTGACGACTCGGAAGGAGAACTCACATCTTCCGATGCTCCTGAAGAGGAGACCTTCGACCGCCTAGAAGACATCTCTGACAGGCAATCCAGACTAGACAAATTTTCTCAATTCGTAATCTAACATGACTATTGAATTCTCTCGCTATGAAGAGTTTGTATCGGCAGTTACGTCCGATGCTTCTACAAATTTTGTGGACCTTGCTGACCGCCTTGTTGAACTTGATCGAAAAGGTGCCAACATTGAGCGTCTTCTTACTGCTGGCGTTGGGATCAATGCTGAAGGTGGTGAATTCCTGGAGATCGTTAAGAAGATGGTGTTCCAAGGCAAACCTTTTAATGAGGACAACCGACAGCACATGATTATCGAACTGGGTGACCTGATGTGGTATGTTGCACAGGCAACTCAAGCACTTGATGTCAGCTTTGAGGAAGTGATCGAGACCAACGTCAAGAAACTGGAGAAACGGTATCCTGGCGGACAGTTTGACATCTACTATTCAGAGAATCGCGCATCGGATGATCGTTGATCCTGAAGAATTTATAAAGAGACCTAGTTTTGTGCGAGTTTCCTGATAAAATACATACAGACGCATCCACCCTATGATCAATCTGCACGAGAAGTTCAACCACTATCTGCATACTGACAAGACACCCGATTGGAATGGCATTAAAGAAGCACTGATCGGGTATGGTTGGCGTGATGATGGAAGCAACATCATTGGATACTACCTTCTTACTAAAGAGCACAAGCACAACTACACTCTTGATAACAAATACCTTGGCAAAGAAGATGCCTGACTTTTATACCTCCTCTAAATACTAGGGGAGGTTTTTTGTATGGCAGAGAATATTAGTGCTGACGTTAATGAACTGCACTGTGCCTGGTATCTTAACGGTAAGTCGTGGACTGGTGGTCTGGATGCTACAGACAAGGCAGTTTATGATGATCGATACGCAAAGCTTTCTAAAAAACCTGATGAACTGAACGCTCGTGTTGCCCAGGCAGAAGTCATGGCAGAGAAGTTTCTAGAGTGGGCAGGAAAGAATGGTTACAGAGGAGTAGATAAGGTATATTGGACCGCTAAATCCTCTTTCAACTACAGAAGTTTGCCTGGTAAGTATACTTCTACTTACGTTGAGGAAAGTAAGAATAATCCCACTGATGTTCTAGTAAAGTTCAGATCGTCCACCAAGTATGACGATCCTTATCTAGGATTATCTGCTAAATCTTTGCTCAAAACACTGACTCAAGAGGCACCTGTGAAGAACCCAGGTATGGGTAAGATTGAAGACTTCATTGGTCAACCTGGTGTGTTCCAAAAGTTACTGGAAGAGGGTGTCAGTGCAGCACACAAGGAGTCTGGCATACCTTACTCTAATAAGTATCTGAATAAAGATAAAGTAAAAGCATTGAAAGATGATCCTGAATTTAAGGTCATCAATGAGAAGTATACCAAACAGATTCTTGGTGGGTGTAGAGACATTTTGATGGAAGCATTCACTAGGATGGGTGATATTGACATCAAAATGTATATCCTTGACGAGTTGCTGGACACAGATAAGTTGCCCAAGTATGTCAAGGTAACAGGTAGATCTGACAAGACACTAACTGTGGTGCAAGCAACGGTAGATGACCCACTAGGTAATGCAAAGTTTGATGCACTGGTAAGAAAAAATAAACCACTCAAATATGAGAACCTAGGTGGTAAAGATGGTTATACTATTGGTGTAAAAGCAGGTGAGAAACAGATTGTTCAAATCAGATTTAAGTTCTCTGGCACTCAACTAGCAACAGGACTGAAGATGAGTGTTGCTCCTTGGCCAGGTTCTATCGACAAGGGAGTAGATTCAGAGTAATGTCTAACATTAAACAGCTCAAACATCTAGAACACCTGGAAGATGAGATGCTGAACTACGGCGTCGATGGATGTAAGGCAGCAGTGTCCTTCCTGAAAGAACTTCGTAAGATGTTAGGTCATCAGGACTCGCAAGGTTTCATGCAAACCAAGTGGGATGGTGCTCCGTCTGTCATTTGTGGCACACATCCAGAGCATGGGTACTTCTTTGTTGGAACCAAGTCTGTGTTCAACAAAACAGAACCAAAAATCTGTGCATCAGAAGCAAAGATCGATATGCTGTACTCTGGTGACCTGGCAGAGAAATTAAAGTTCTCCTTAAAATACTTTAGTCAACTAGGTATCAAGGGTGTCGTGCAAGGAGACCTCTTGTTTACAAGCGATCTGAAAACAGAGACTGTGGAAGGGGAAAGGTTGTACACTTTCCGTCCAAATACTATTACATATGGTATACCTGTTGATCATCCTATTGGCAGAGCAGCAAGAGCTGCTAAAATAGGAGTGGTATTCCATACACATTACACTGGAAGTATCTTGTCGGAGATGCAGGCAAGAGCAGGTGCTGATGTTACTGGTTCTGCCGATGCGTTGGTAATCAAGAATGATACACCAATGGATCGAGTTGGATTTACCCAGCAAGAATTACAACGCTTCGACAACCATGTACAAAAAATCGAACGCATGTGTTCACTTGCTGGTGATTTTCTTGACGACCTTGTTTCCAATATGGGTAGCACTGGTGATGCGAAATTTCACATCTCCACCTACATCAAACAATTTTTCAACTCCGAGGTTAGAACTGGGACACAGATTACGAACGTGGACGAAACGGTCAATGCCCTGGTAAACTTCTACGATGAGAAGATGCAGAAGGAGTTGGCAAAGATCAAGACAGTTGCTAACAGAACCAAGAAGTGTGCGTTGGTGTATAAGAGTGAGAACTATCTCCTAGATAATGTCTACAAGTTTAAGGCAATGATTGCTCTGTACAAAGAGCTTCAAACTCTTAAGCAAATGGTTATAGATAAACTAGACCACCTGGAAGAGTTCAGAACCTATGTCCAGACAGAGAATGGATATAAGGTGACGACACCTGAAGGATATGTTATGCATAAAGATGGCAGCATGATTAAGTTTGTCAATCGCTTTGAGTTTGCGTTCAATAACTTCACGATACAAAAGCAATGGCGTTAAACTGCAAGACCTGCTACTTCACGTTTGGCAGATTCCAACCACCTACTACAGGACATAAAGATAACTTTGACGGAGTGAAACGTGCCGCAGGAAGACATGATTATCGCATTTATATTTCTCAATCCCACGACGCTAAAGGAAAGAATCCCCTCTCACCTGATCGTAAATTATTCTACATGGAAAAGATGTTCCCAGAGCATAAGGGTAAAATCTTTTCGGGTCCTAAACAACCCGTGGAGATCTTACAGGACCTTATGATGGCAGGGTATAATGAGGTAGTGTTCCTTGTGGGTTCTGATAGAGTCAACGCCATGCAGTTCCTCCATAAATATAACGGAACAGAATTTTCTTTTCGTAAGATTGAGATCAAATCTTCAGGCAGCAGAGATGCTGATGGAGATACCTTTGCTATTTCGGGAACGAAGATGCGACGAGCAGCATTTGCTGGTGACTTCAAAACATTTAGATCTGGTATCCCCAGAGCATTGAATGACCGTGATTGTAGAGCAATGATGATGGAAATCAAAGGAGCACTACCAGCTAATTTTAAATGAAAGACTTCAAAAAGTTACGCGAGCAGGCAGTCCGTCAGCAGCATAGACAGACGGATACGTTTGCTGAAGGTGATGTTATATTCAATGCTCTGACTGGACAGAAAGGTATTATACATAGATCAGGCGTCAACTATGTCATCGCAATCACCGAGTCTGGTGAGATGTTTAGAGCGTGGGTGAAAGACATCCGTGCCTTGCAAGTAGTTGATACGATAAATAAAGAAAGGAAAAGTAGTATCTTCAACAATGGAAAGACAGAAACCAGTCAATAGTGTGCAGCATAATGATGCCTATTCAGAGGCACTTATGGATTCTTATACAAAGTGGATGGGTGGAGCAGGATTCCAACAGTCTACACTAGAGGAAGCAACTGCTATCCCTGCACCAGAGAAGAAAGAACTAGGAGCTCCTGGTCCTGCTGGTGGTGCTGACGCATCTACTTCTATCCCTGAAGTTCAGAAGAAAGGTGGTGAAGATGACTTTGCAACGAAGGACCCTAAAGCAAATGCAGGTGCTCCTGATCCTGCTACCGATCTACGTACTGGCAGTGGTGTCAAACAGTCTCACGGAGCGGAAATTAAAGACACCACGAAGGTGGTTGCCCGCGAGGAAACCTGCTCTTATTGTGGAGGAAAAGGGTGCTCCAAGTGTGAGAAGAAAGATAAGGATGCTATGAAGAAAGAGACTGTTGAGTTTGAACTCGATGGTGTCACCTATGTCTTTGAGGCAGAGAAGAAAAAAGGACTTGACGGCAAGGCTTGCTGGAAAGGTTATAAGCAGATGGGCACCAAGATGAAGGGTGGCAAGCGTGTTGATAACTGTGTCAAGGCAGGATTTGAACCCGAAGGTGAAGAGATCTCCGAGAAGAAACTCGATCCCGTAGGCAAGGAAGACAAGGACATCGACAACGATGGTGATCACGATAAGTCTGACAAGTATCTTCTAGCACGTCGCAAGAAGGTCTCCAAGATCATCAACACCAAGAAGAAGATGAAGGAGCAGGCAGAACTTCGTAAGGAGATCGAAGAAGAAAAAAAGTGAAGGGTGCTCACGTCGAAGTGATGCCTGAAATTAAAGACGGCGCTGCTGAAGACAAGGAGCACAATAAGAAGAACAAGAAGTACATTCTTAAAGCATTGAAAAGTCAGCGTAAGGCAGACTAAATATTTGGGTATACTATGCCCCTAAAATCATGCTAGCATTCTTACTTCCATTAGCATCAAAGATTATTACTGATGCTGTCGCAAAGATTCCCGACAACGAAGAGCTCGGAGAAAAGTTGATCGATATCTGCCTAGTTATCCTAGGTAAAGCAGTCAAACTAACCAAGACTGACATGGATGATCAGCTTCTAGAAGCAGTTACCGCAGCAATTAAAGCTCGCGAAGAGTGATTAATACTAGGGGGAGGCACACTGCCTCTCCCTTTTTTTATAAATATATTCAGATAAACATAGACCTGGAATTCTCATGTCCTTATACGGAAAGGATGACAGCAATGCTAACAAGGCTAAAGCAGGCATTGGCATCGCTGCATCATCGCAAGCAAAGCAAACAATTTTTATTGACGACACCGAAGCAGCACTCGCGGAGAACAAAGCTCGCGGTCTGAATGCTCCTGGTTGGTGGTCCTACTACACTTTCACTGACTGTGAAGGTAACACTCGCCATAAGGCAGAGATGCTTGTAACCATTGCTGGTCCTGAAGCGAACGCAAATGAGACCCAGGCAGATGATAGCGTAGCAGCAGACGAGTCTGTACTTATCACCATTAATACACCACCTGCTACTCAAGCAGTTGCTGTTGGTGATCCACTCGCCTTGTCGGTTGACGCTATCTCCACACCTCCTGGTGATGCTTCTGCTATGCAGTATCAGTGGCAGAAGCTATCTGCTGCAGGACGTTGGACAAACATCGGTGCTAATCAACCCACCTATGATGTTGATCCTTATGCTGTGGAGAATGCTGGTTCTTACAGAGTCAAGCTCACCTCTACCAATGGTGCTGCAGAAGTTATCTCCGCTACCGCTGTAGTAACTACTGCAGAATGATATAGATGAAGTTCGATGAGTTGAACCAGGACAACTGGTTGATGTTTGCTATACGTAATTATAATAACCCGAACTCTGTTACGTTTGACGACTTCAAAAAAGATCTAAATAAGATTAAGTGCGTCAAACGTTTATTTCGTCGTTATGAAATGCATGGTGAGTTGAAGGTTCATCTCATCCTAAACCATATTATCGTCATGTACAATGTATTTGATGATGCTGCTACGCCTCTATTGTTCTATAAGATAGAGGCGAAACACTGGTCCACATTGAAAGCATTCATGTTGGTCCTCAATCGTTTACCTGAAACACTCAACACCGACGTTGATCAAGAATGTCTGAAGAATCTAAATCTACTGTGAATGAAATGATGGCAGGTGATGGCGCTGCTCTGTCAATGCCACCTGCGTTCGTCTTTGTTAACCCAAAGTCTCATCGTAGATATAAGAAAGCAAATCAAGACAAGGTAGACGGTCGCACTAAAGGTGCAAAACAAATGCTCTCTCGTATACAGTCCCGCAAGAAAATGAAAGAAGAACTAGAAGCACAAATTGTAGAAGCAGCTCCTTCCGAAACAGAAAGAGCGCAGAAGCAAATCGGTCAGATGAAAAAACTGAACCGTGCCAAGGATCTGCAGAAGAAGCGTGACGAAGCAAAGAAAAAGATGCAGTCCAAGACGAAAGAAATGGACGTTCTGATGAAGGCACGTATGTCTGACTTCAAAAAGAAAGCATCTGATCAAACCAAGAAACTTAAGAAAGAAGAAACTGAAGTGACTACTAACATGATTACTGAAAACACTGCACAACAAGACGCCCTGGATGTTGCACTACAGGTTGCAACCTCCGAACTCAATCCTTCGGGCGAAGCATCCTTTGCCAAGATTACATTTGGTGATGGATCTGAACAGAACCTGGACAATTTTTCAGCGAAACGTATCGCTGCTTGTTATGCACAGCTGCCTGATGAGCAACAGACCCAGTTCCGCTACATGCTGAACAAAGATGCTGCTACCTATCAGTCTGCTCTTGACTTTGCTATCCGCAACGTCTGAAGTTAAGGTCAATGGCATTTGGGTTAGGTAAACTCGCTGTTCTAGAGTCAAAGCTATCTATTTACGAAGATTTATCCAAGGAAATGTTGGATAAACTTGAGAGAGCCGTAGGTACTATCTCTGACAACAGTAACAAGATTGCTATCATTCTCGAACGCCATGAGAATAGACTAGACGAGAGCGAGAGAACTGATAATCTTATCATCAAGATGATTGATGAGTTAAGAGAACAGGGAGAAAAGAATCATCAGATCCTACATGAAAGGATTGATAGAATACAAAAGAAGGTAGACTCAAATCAGAAGTTTGTGGTAGGTGCAGGTGCTGTGCTCGCAACTCTTGTGGCAGTAGCACAGGTGGTCACACCTATGTTAAGACCCTTGACCTCCAATACTAATAGTGCTATGATAGGCACAGGAATAATTGGCATGGTTGATGAGCTACCTGGACAGCAAGTACGTAAGTTTAGTTAGTCCTCAACTCCAGAGATTTACCAAGAAGAAGGAGCACCTGTATAACTTCAGGTGTCCCTATTGTGGTGACAGTAAAAAGAAGAAGAACCTAGCGCGTGGGTACATCTTCCGTGTGAAGAATGACTATGTATACAAGTGCCACAACTGTGGTGTGGGTAGGACGTTTACTAACTTCCTGAAGGATCAGAACCCTGGTCTGCACAGTCAATATCTCATGGAGAGATACCGTGATGGTCTTACTGGTAAGGGTACACAGACACCAGAACCAAAGTTTGATTTCAAAAAACCTGTATTCAAAACATCAACTGGTTTACAGAAGATTTCCGAGCTAAATAACTCTCACCCAGCGCGACAATATCTAGAGCAACGAAAAATTAAAGATCTCGATTACTTCTTATACGCACCTAAATTTAAGGAGTGGACTAACGAACAGACGCCTACATTCGATGACATGAGAGGCGATGGTCCACGTATTATTCTGCCATTGTACACAGCAGATAAAGTAATGTTTGGTTTCCAAGGGAGGTCACTCTCACCTAGAACCAAGTTGCGATACATTACTATCATACTTGACGAATCGCAACCTAAAATCTTTGGTCTTGATAGAATTGATTTTAATGAAAGAGTATACATCACGGAAGGACCCTTTGACAGCACGTTCCTTCGCAATTCGATTGCTATGTGTGGAAGTGACGTTCATGTCCCTGATGGGACTATTGACGATTGCTGCTATGTCTATGATAATGAACCCCGAAACCCACAAATCGTCCAGCGAATCAGCAATTCAATCGATAGAGGCGACTCCGTAGTTATCTGGCCAACGACTGTTAAACAAAAGGACATCAACGACATGTACCTTGCTGGACATGACGTGCAAAGTATGGTAGAATCTAATACCTACCGTGGATTAGAAGCGAAACTTAAACTGAACACATGGAAGAAAGTATGAGCATCAACGTAAAGAAGCGAGATGGAACGGTTGAAAGTCTCAACCTTGAGAAGATTCATAAGATGGTAGAAGAGGCATGTAAAGGTCTCGGTGGGGTCTCTGCTAGTCAGGTAGAGATGAATTCTGGTATCCAGTTCTTTGATGGCATCACCACTGAACAGATCCAAGAGATTCTTGTGCGTTCTGCTAGTGACTTGATCGACCTGGATCATCCTAACTATCAGTTTGTTGCTGCTCGTCTGCTACTGTTCTCTCTACGCAAGGAAGCATTCCATAAGAATATCTGGAAGGAAGGTATGCCTTCGGTGTTTGATGTTGCTGCTTATAATGCTACAGTTAATAAAGTATATGACGAAGAGATCCTAGATAAGTATAGCGATGAAGATTGGATTAAGGTCAATTCCTGGATTGACCATGATCGTGACTACTTGTTTACTTATGCTGGTCTTCGTCAGGTCACTGATAAGTACCTTGTGCAAGATAGAAGTAGTGGTGAAGTCTATGAGACTCCACAATACATGTACATGCTTATTGCACTGACTCTGTTCGCTGAATATCCACTAGCAACTAGACTCGATTATGTCAGACGATACTACGACGCAATCAGCAAGCACAAAATCAACATTCCCACACCTATCATGGCAGGAGTGCGAAC